ACTAGAAACATCGACTTTGTGCTTGATGGCGAAGTCATGTCTAGTAGTTTCCAAGACTTGATGAAGCAAGTACACCGCAAAGATAATGTAGAGGCAGGTGATGCCGTACTCCACTTGTTTGATTTCCTTCCATTAGAAAATTTTGAACAAGGTGGTTGGGACAAGGGACAAGAAGAACGTAGTGCCATGTTGTACTACTGGCATAAGACATATAAAGAAGAAATGCCCAACGTGGCAGTTGTTGGTCATGAACTAGTTGACTTAAATAATGCTGAAGGTAAAAAGCGTTTTAAAGAAATCAATCAGTCTGCAATTGATGGTGGATATGAAGGTATCATGATCAAAGACCCAACTGCACCATATGAATGTAAACGCAGTTCTGCTTGGCTTAAACTAAAACCATTTATTGAAGTATCATTAACTGTAACAGCAGTAGAGGAAGGAACAGGAAAAAATGCAGGAAGACTTGGAGCACTGGTTTGCTCAGGCAACGATGATGGACGTGATATTCTTGTCAATGTTGGTAGCGGTTTTACTGACGCTGATCGCGATGATTTTTGGACCAACCGTGAAGAGGTTGTGGGCAAAGTTGTCGAAGTTCGAGCTGATGCCATTACCCAAAATCAGGACGGCACTTATTCTTTACGTTTTCCACGATTTCTCCATTTCAGAGGCTTTAACGATGGCGAGAAAATTTAATATCAGACGCAGTATGCACAAAGACATGATCTACGGATCACTCATGGAACTGGTGAAAAACAGAACAGTGTGGCATGAAAGTACTGTAAGTCCAGAGTATAGCCACTTGACTGAAGACGGCAAAGAAGCTATAATCCATGTCGTTGAAGAAATGTTCCGAGGTATGCAGACTATACATAATGCTGAAATTAAAGAAGAAGCAAAACAACAAACATTGGCGGCCCTAAAGTGACAAGAAAAATTGCCTGGATATCTTTAATCCTGATAGGATTTTTGTGGGCATTAATACCTAGTAAAATTGAACCTGCTTCAACCAATGTAAGATTATTTTGTGCCTATGGTAGAGTATTCATAGAATTTGAAGAAAAATACAATACTTGGGGCACAACCTGGCTAGATAATAGAGGTAAGCCAGTACCCTGTGATGAAGATGGTCCATTAACTGACATCAGCACAGCAAATATAATTTAAGGAAAATAGATGACTAATCCGTTTCGCGATCAAGAAAAATTTATGAAGGCCTGTGACCAGAGCGTCGATGGTTCTTCAAGAGAACAGTACGAAATGTACTTGAAATTGATTACAGAAGAATATAAAGAACTACAAGATGCAATCATTGCAGATGATAAAGTAGAACAACTTGATGCATTAATTGATATTTTAGTTGTTACTATTGGTGCTATACATTCAGCAGGGTTTGATGCTGAAGGTGCCTGGAAGGAAGTCATGAGTACAAACTTTGCCAAGATTGATAAAGAAACTGGCAAAGTGCGTAAGCGTGAAGATGGTAAAGTTCTCAAGCCCCTGGGCTGGGTTCCGCCGAATTTGACGGAATTTGTAAAGAAAAATGTATAAGGTAAAATATTGGACCATAGGTGGTTTAAGATCAAAAATATTTAAAACGTTACACGATGCTACAATGTTTGCAGTTTATCAAGCACCATTTCAGAGTGTACATGAAATTTATAAAGTAGAGGATTAACATGCGTAGTCACTATTGGACCTGTTCAAAATTTGCCGACTGGATTCGTGGAACGCCCAAAGGCGTGGCCAAGACTGCTGAAGGCTGGGACGAATGGCATGCACTTGCAGAACAAAAACGCCTGCGTTATTGGTTGGCGGAAGAAGGATTAGACTATGTTCAAAAAATTGTTTTCTTTATCCCAGATACGCTCTACTCCATTAAGTATTATATTAATAACCGCTTTATCACTCGCACTCACGCTCTTACTGCCCATCCTCGCGATATTAAACCTGGGACTTGGTCAGATGTGGGAAACCGCTTTTTGCCTTGCCTATTTAATGAGCTACAGGATTTTGTGGAAGTGGAACTTGCCTGGTGGCACCTTGCCTGGGCAGATCCAGAAGAACGAACCAAGTACAACATGCCCTGGTGGGCAGTTGGCTGGTGGAGAATCCGTACATGGCGTTGTCCGCAAGCTGGACTGGACAACCTCGAGTGGCAACGAAAGTTGGTTTGGGATGAAGAATACCCTGACCAAGAGCTTGGGGACAAGAAGGGCAAACCAACACCACAGGCCGTCAAAGCACAAGAGATACTTGATTTGTACACTTGGTGGACACAAACTTACCGTAATCGCCCTGAGCCAATGGAGGCCAGCGGGTGGACCGCTTACTGTGAAGCTAATCGCCTGGCCAACGGTGGCAAGCTGGGATTTAGAACCGACAGGACTCCCGAGCTCAAGAAGATGAGCAAGATTGCAATGAAGAAGCTTCATAAAATTGAAGCAGATTACGAAAAAGAAGATGAAGCTATGATGATTCGTCTGATTAAAGTTCGTCATGGATTATGGACATAGATATAGACGTTTCAAATGGCCGTTTTATTGCTGAGGTATGGGAACCCATGCATCCAAACTGGGAGTTTAGGGAACCATATCCAGAGGAAACGTATGTGTTGGTGAATGATTGGTGTATCAAAACATTTGGATATCACGCTCGCACATCGTATCATGTTTTCGAGTTTAAAAACAACACAGACCTTACGTGGTTTGTATTAAGGTGGACAGGAGAAGAAGAAGATGGTAACTAAGGCTAAACCTAAGGCAACAAAACGTATTACATCACAATCTATTCGCGAACATGCTAGGAAGGATCACAGCCCAGTTTGGGATGGATGCGAAACCTGGGATGCAACCAAGTTTGCAAAACAGTATCGTGCGGCAATGGATTATTACAGACTGGAATTTAATCCAAAAGATTTAAAACCAGCAGTAGTTAAATGGATGGAAAAAGTTGGTTGTGCAAAGGAAGATGTAGTTGCTTTCAAGAAGCTCAAGGACAGTCGTTCATCAGGAACCATGGGCGCTGTTGCTAGTTGTCTATTACGTGGTATGACACCACAACGTGAAGATTTTAATGATGGCCGTGACAGTGCCAAGTGGTTACTTGATTCTATTTCAAAAGCAATAGAAGAAGGCAAGAACGATATTGACGATGAGGACGCAAAAGCTGCTGAAGCTGCCAAACCAGCAGTATATACACCAAGTATTCAGGAACGTGTTCGTGAAGCAGCCATGCGTATGACTGAAGAAATCGAAGATGCTATTGAAAGTTTCCAAGTTGATCCCGATAGCTTCAATCCTAAATCATACAAAGTGTTGAACGCTTTAAAAGCACGTGAAGCAAAAGCAGCTCATGCACGTATTATTAAGGGTTTTTATGAAAAGAACTTGGCAGAGCTTGAGGAAGCAAGTCAGCCCAAGTGTGACGAGCAACTCAAAGAAGGCTATAGCCACTTGAGTAAGAAAAACATGAGGGACATCATAACTTTCTATCAGGAAATTATGAGTGCTTGTGATATGCTTGCCCAGGAAGCCAAAGTCAATCGTGCGCCACGTAAGACCAAGGCAGTCAGCAAGGATAAACTTGTTGCTAAACTCAAATTTATGAAGACATTTGAGCCTTTGAAATTGGTTAGCATTAACCCCACAGATATTATTGGTTCTAAAGAATTATGGGTATATAATACCAAGTCAAGAAAGTTAGGCAAATACATTGCTAATGAGTACCACGATCTGGGGATCAAAGGAACAACTGTAACTGGGTTTAACGAAACGCAAAGCATCTGCAAAACGCTTCGTAAACCTGAAGAAAAGCTCAAAGAGTTTAAAGCAGCAGGTAAAGTAGCATTACGTAAGTTTTTAGATGACATTAATGCTACTGATACCAAGATGAATGGACGCATAAACGAAGAAATCATCTTGTTGAAAGTGGCTTAAACCGCTACTGCACAGCCCGCTTCGGCGGGCTTTTTTGTGATTATTTGTTGATAAATACTCTAAAGAGACCTTTGATATGACCCAAATATTCACAATTATTGACGATGCCGTAGTTATTAATAAACTAGCGTTAACCTACACCTCAGGGACTGTAAGACACACTGGATCGTTAGAGATTTCAGGCGACACCACAGTTGCCAACTTATCTGCTGATACCATTACTGTTAAGAAGTTAATAACTGATAATGGAGCATTGGGTAGCGTTGGTGAATGGGATTATACTACTGAAGCTGACCTAAATGGCAAGGGATTTACTTGGTCAACTGGGGATCAGACAACCAAGTTAATTTATCGTACTGGTAACAGATTATGGTCTAATGCAAATATTGACTTATCTGACAGTGCTGCATTTAGTATTAACAATGAAGTTGTGTTGAGTTCAGATACACTTGGTAACAGCATTGTTAATAGTAATCTTCAAAATGTAGGTACACTACAAGAACTAGTTGTATCTGGTGATACTCAAATCAGTGACTTTGCATTCTTTAACAGCACATATAATCGATTTGGTATTGGCACAGATGAACCAAACGCTGCTATTAGTATTTTAGAAAACAATGTAGAAATTGCAATTGGTAGTCCTGATATCAGTATTGCTACTATTGGTACCTATTCTAATCACGACTTGGGAATTATCAGTGACAATGCAGTTCGTATTTTAGTAAAAGCAAATGGCGAAGTAGTAATTGGTGATGCAGTCAGCAAGCTAGGTGTACTTCGTGTTTATGGTACAGTTTATGCAGAAAGCATACAAACTGATAACAGAATTGATCGTACACACCCATTGGAATTTAGAGCTACTGCAAATTCTCCAATTTATGGGTTGGGTATAAAATGGGTTAGTACTGGTGACACAAAATCATTACTACTGGAATCTGATACTGATCGTTTCGTTTCAAGTGAAAATTTTGACTTAGCATCAGGTAAATCTTATAATATCAATAACACAGTGGTATTAACAGAAACTGGCCTTGGTGAAAATATCACATCCAGTAGTTTAAAATCATTGGGTACTCTGGATTCATTGACAGTAAATGGCAATGCTACTTTTAACAGCGATTTAAATGTCAACAATGCCAGAGCAAATAGTGTTACTTTAAATAACTTAGTAGTAAATGGTTCTGGCATTGATGCCGCCACTGATGCACATATTAAAGTCAATGGAGTGAAAGCATTCTATGCTGACGAGAATGAAGTTAATATTGGTGACACAACTAGACAAGACAAACCAGTTAAGGTATTTGGATCATTAAGTGTTGGTATAAACAATCCAGATCCAAGTTTAAAATTTGCAGTAGATGGTGATGTAAGAATCGGTGGCAAAAAGTTTACCAGCGGTGAATCAGCACCAACATCTGGAATGTATCAAGTTGGTGATATTTGCTGGAACACTCGACCACAGGCAAATAGTCATGTAGGATGGATTTGTATTGTCACTGGTGAGCCAGGTGAATGGCTCCCATTTGGAAGTATCAGCTCTTAAACTAGTGTTTTTACTTACGCCCGTGGGCTAATAAATAATTTGACTATGGGACCAATCTCTAAAAGTCTTTACAAACAAATTCTTGGATGGCGTGTATATTCAGTTATTGCACCAGCTATCTTTACGGCTATAGCAGCCTTCTTATATTTGTTTTACGGAGCACCATTTCAAAAAATCTTTTATGCGGGTGTAATTGTTTTGGGTGTTACTTGTATCAGCTGGTGGCACTGGAGTATGAGTACCATGTTGGCCATGTTGGGAATCATGAAAGATACTGATGACCACTTTGAAAGACTAAGTAAACAACTAGAAGAATTAAGAGCACAGAATAAACCACATATTACTTTGGTTAAAACAACTCCAAAACCAGTTGACAACGAAAAGTAATACGCTATAATTAATCTATTGCGGTCTTGACGCTCATCCCGCATTATAAATTCTGCGTGTCATCAAACTTACTGAAAGAGGCAAGAGATGACTTGGATCATTGATAAAACTTTTGAATTCTGTTATGGTCACAGAGTTCACACACAAACATTAAACGGCGAATACGCAGCAGACTTAAAGTGTGCTTGCAGACATTTGCATGGCCATGAAGGTAAAATGCAGGTATTTTTAACAGCACCTGAATTAGACAAAACTGGAATGGTAACAGACTTCCGACATCTGGAATGGTTGAAGAAGTGGATTAATACATACATTGACCACCAATTTATTATTGATAGGAACGACCCATTATATGGACAAATCATTGGTGATCGTGGCCTGGTGCCTGTTCTGGTTCCTGGCACCGACTATGTGGCTGGCTGGCACCTGGATTTATCAGGGCTTGAGGAGAATACTCCCCAGTATGAATACTATGAAGGCTTTATGGTGGTTGACTTTGTACCTACTAGCGAGCGCTTATCTGCTTGGATGGCTGGTCTCGTTGATGTGAAAATGCAAAAACTTGGTGTAACTGTACATCACATCGATTGGTGGGAAACTCCTAAATCACGTTCAGTATTTTATAAAGATTAATGTGTTACTTGCTATACGGAATTATAGCAGTAAATATATTAATATTTGGTGGAATTTTTCTGGCATTTATCTATGCCAGTATATACGATTATTGGTATTACAGAAAGTATAAAACTTGGATCCTGTTGCAACAGGATCACACTAAGCCAAGGAAACCGGCAGCAAAATGAATGATAAACAATGGTTAGAACGGGTATCAATTGCGTATAAAGCATACCCGTATCCTAGTAAAGATATTGAAGCGTTTATAGCGTGGTTATATCAGCAGTATGGGATAGTTAAACCCAATGACCAGAAGTAAATTTTGGAGACTTTGGGCTAAAGCATTAGGCGAAAAAGCAGGCAATACAGATCGTGAAGCAGATCGAATTGCTTGCATTCGAACTGCAATTGTGTTAATATACATTATCACAAATTTTTTTATAATCGCAGGCGTCATAAGGCATTGGTAATGGGTAAAATAGGCTTCGCATGTAAGTGGATTGACTTTCCGCATCAGACCGACGGTATTGGTAAAAATGACGATGCCAAACAATACAACACTAACACAACCACTGTTGCCTGGTTAAATAGACAAACAAGGGATGTAGCGGAGCAAAGATTATGGGACCTAATGGTAGGCAATATCGAATCCATTCGCAAATTGGTGGAACGTGTTGGTAAACTTGACCCTGCTCTTCGCATGGTTCGCTTGGGAAGCGATCTGTTGCCTGTCTATACTCAGTTGGATTATGCTTATTATTGGCGTAAACCTGACGTTATATCATACTGCGAAACCCACTTCCAACGAGTGGGTGATATTGCTAGAGATAACGGTGTTCGCCTTAGTATGCACCCTGGTCAGTTTGTGGTACTCGCCAGTGAGAATCCTGGCATTGTTCAGCGAAGCATAGAAGAATTTGAATACCATGCAGACATGGCACGTTGGATGGGATTTGGAAAAACATTTCAAGATTTCAAAATCAATGTTCATATCAGTGGTAAATTGGGTCCTGATGGTGTTAGGGCAGCGTACGACAAATTAAGTCCAGAAGCTCGTAACTGTATTACGATTGAAAACGAAGAAAACTCATGGGGTTTAGATGATTGTCTCAGTCTTAGCGATATTATACCTACTGTTCTTGATATCCATCATCATTGGATACGAGAAGGGGATTACCTGGATCCTAGCGATGCCCGAGTTGCACGGGTTCTTGACAGCTGGCGCGGCGTTCGTCCTACTCTACATTACTCCGTATCAAGAGAAGATGTCTTGGTTGGGCATTCCGAAACCGTTTTGCCCAATATGGCTCAGCTGCTCCTAGAAGGAAAGAAAAAGCAAAAGTTACGAGCACACTCGGACTTTTATTGGAATAAGGAAGTTAATAATTGGGCAATAAGTTTCACAGACCAGTTCGACATAATGTGCGAAAGCAAGGGCAAGAACCTAGCCAGCATCGAACTTTACAAACAAGCGAAAGGAATCCTCTGATGAATAGAGAAAAACTAATCCACCATGTTGAGCACTTAAAAGAAAAACATGACAGGTTAGACAAGCAAATCAAAGAGCTTTATGAACACCATACTGATGATATGAAAGTTGAAGCTCTTAAAAAAGAGAAGCTCAAAATCAAAGATGAAATTGAGCAAACAAATAAAAAAATTAATAATATACAATAAGAAAAAGGGCCATTAAGGCCCTTTTCTTATGCTTTAGGTTGTTTTGGCGTCTTTGGCTTAGGTGCTTTACTACCTTGCTTCTTTGCTGCAACTGGCTTGTTGCCGCCCTGCTTTTTAGCAGTGGGCTTTTTAGCCGGTTTTGAAGCATCTGTAGTCACCTCCTTTCCGGGCTCTACTACAACTGCTGGTGCAGGTGTAGACTCTTGAGCAGGCGCTTCAACCTTGTATGGTACTACAGGTTCTTCAACCTTCTTAGAACCAAAAAGTGATTTAAAAAATCGAATCATAAAGATTCCTCCTTGAAACTTTATTTAGTACTAAATATCTTTATGTATAATTTTATTAAGCATATTACACTGAACGAAGGACACTCCCCAAAAACACTAAAGCAGGACACGTTAAAATTTAAACGTGATGCTTTAGAGCCTGTAATTAGTGAAGATGCTGTTGATACGCACTATGGCAAATTATACAAGGGGTATGTAGATCGTTATAATAAGGGTGAAGGAGACCCTGATTTTAACGAAGCAGGGGCCTGGCTGCATGGCATCTATTTTGCACAACTCGCAGCACCTGCTGATGTTGATACACCACATGGGGCTATACTAGAGTTTATCGAAAAACACCATAAAACCTGGAAAAACTTTAAAGAAAAGTTTGAAATAGAAGCAATGAAAATTCAGGGATCAGGCTGGATTTACTTAGCCCGAAATGGTGAAATCAAAACCATTAAGAATCATCAGATTAAACAGGATATTGTATTACTGATTGACTGGTGGGAACACGCTTGGTTTTTGGATTATCAATCAGATAAGAAAACATACTTGCGTAATCATTGGAAAATCATTGACTGGGACGTAATTAGTTCTAAAGTTGATCCAAAGTCTTAAGGCTACTAGCCGGCATATCCCATACTTTACGTGCTTCAACGCCTTTACTCTGGGCAAACTTCTTGGCATCACAACAACCACAGACGTGATAGACATTATTGTTTAATCGTTTTGGATCCATGTTGCCACGATCTCGTTTAAACAACTCTCCACAGTTATCACATTTAAAAATTAACACAGTTTTCTTTCGCAGATAGGCATGTACTGTACCGTACTTACTCTTGCGATAATGGCTCGTCTGTGCGTATTCTTGTCCAATATACATAATTGTATTTACATTAAGGTTCTAGAAACGTTTCGATAAATAATGATATTAAACTATTTCTGCGAAAAGCGAGACTCAAAACATGGCACAAAAAATTATCAACATTGGTATTCAAGGTAACGACGGAACAGGTGATAGCATCCGTACATCATTCCAGAAAGTAAATGACAATTTCACAGAAATTTATGCTTTCTTTGGTCAAGGTGGTACCATCAAGTTTACCAACCTTAGTGATGCCCCAAATTCATACGCTGCTAATACAGTTATTGCCGCAACAGGCACAGGAAGTTCATTAGCAGCTAAAACCCTGGTAGGTGAAGGTGTTACTATTACACAAACTGATAGTAGCATTACACTTAGTACAGCAAACGCTGGTTTGATTAGTGACCAACACCCAACTTTAATCGCTAGCATCAACGCCAACAGCTTGCATACTATTGGTAATTTACCAGATCCAAGTGAAGAGTTAGTTCAAGCATTTAACGTTCTATATCCAAGCAGTCCAACAACTATTAATCAACTACCTGTTACAGTTGGTTATGCTAATGAACGATTTGTTACACAGACAAATGGACGCATTACTAACGCACTTCGTGTAAGAAATGAACCATTAGTACCAGATACAACTGATGTTGATTACGACCCAACATTATCAGGAAACTATTTGTCATCTGAAGCTATGCAACGTAAAGACACTGTATACCGCGGTGGCGATACAATGACTGGTCCATTGACTTTGAGTGATCACCCTGCCCCGTTAGAGGGATCAGCAATTGTTAATGGTGCTGACGATTTACAAGCCGCAACGAAATATTATGTTGATAACCAAACATATTACAGTGGTGTAAACCTATATGTTTCAACTACAAAAGGTGATGATTTACAAGGAAAAACTCCTGTTGGACGTGAAGGTAGTGCATGGCAGTATGCCTTCAAATCTGTTGGCGCAGCCATGTTACATGCTGATAATTTAATTTCATTATCAACAACTGAACCTGGTCCATATCGTCAGACAATTTCTTACACTATTACACCAAATCAGTATAATTCAACAGTACAAAGTTTTGGATTAAGTGGCGGTAATAGTAATGATTTTGGTTATACAAGTGCTGCAACATTACTTAATGAAAACGCATCATTTATTCAAGCTGAAACAATTGCGTATATCAACAAGAAATATGTAAACAGCTTTACTTTTGACCCAATTATCTACAAGGGAATCATGACTGATATCCTTCGCGGGGTTGGTTATGACTTAGTATTGGGGTCAAATTATAACTCAGTAACACAAGCATCAAAACTATTCAATTCATACAACAGTGATATTATTAACAACCAGTTGGCCCAAATTGTTGACGGTATTAACTATGCAAAAGCTGAAATATTATCATATTCTTATAGTACTGCTAA